ATTGCTGTAGTGGGCCCAATTTTTAAACTCTTCCAGTCTACTGTGCTGGAAAATCCTTTTACTTCATTGTTCCTCATCTTGGTACAATTAAATGTCATACATTTATCTTCTGGTGACCAAGTTTCTAAGGAATAAGCAGCGTCAGCCGCATCTAGAATACCTTTGGCAAACCTAGCTTCGCCTGAATTATCTGTTTGATAAGGTGCAAAAACTAAAGTTTCATAATCTTGTGCAAAGGTTTTCATTTTCTTACTAATCTCGATTTGTTCTTGCCAATCATATTGGCTATTGCGACCTGGTGAGTTATGCCTGCGGACTTGATTGAGATAGTCTACAATGACTATACCAACGTCAGTACGCCCTACCCTCTTATCGAGTTCGCTTTGAATCTTTGAGAGAGTGAGGGCAGGGTCGTAAATAACATCTAACTGCGCATCCTTATTAAGGTCTTGTTTTACAAGTTGTTTATGAAATGAGTCAAAGTCACGATCTTTCTCAAAGACCTGAAGTAATTCATGGCCTCCATCAAAACGTCCTGCCCACCAGCCTGCTACTAAATTCCATTGTTCTGTACTCATGCTTTTATCACGAATACTTGTAAAAGGAATTCGAGTGGCTATCGAACACATTCTCTGCAAAATTTGTCTACTATCCATTTCAATAGTGAAATATATAGCAGTTCTTCCTTGTTCATAAACATTGACAGCTAGATTACAAGAAGTCAAAGACTTTCCTGATCCGCGTCGTCCTCCCACTAACACCAAATCTTTGGGAGAAAACTTAACTGTTGCATCGTACTCGCTGTTTAATCCTAAAGGCAAGTACTTCGCTAATTCTTTATCGTCTTCAAAGAGAGTAATATGTTGCATACTCTCAGAAGGTGGAGTAATATCTACTCTATCACCTACATTTAATACTATCTCTTGTAGTTGTTCTATGTTTTCCTCAGCACTAGCAATTGTAACAGTCTTTTCAACATACTTATCTAGTTCGTCTAAAATTTCTGTTTGTGTAAATTCATTCTTGAGATAGTCAAGTAGCATGTCAGCATCGACATCTACTTCCATTAGTTCAATTGCAGTTAGTTTTTCTGTGAGGTTTTTATCTCGGATTTCATACTGAAGCTCCTCGAAAGTTGGGAGAGCCTGATACGCATCCACGTGCTTATCCAAGACCTTATAGATTCCTTGGTACTCACTAGGAAGATAAATATCTTTAAGTTGTGACCAAGTCTCCAAGTCTTGTTGGTGGACTAATTGTTTTAGTAATGCGGATGCAATATTCATAAGGCTCTCTCAAAAAGGGGGTCTGTGCGACCCCCTAGCTAAAATATTGCGGGTTACCCGATATCTTTTCTAGCTGCTCCGTTGTAATCAGCACACTGAAGACCACGCCTTGTTAGCATAGTTTTCACGCCTCTTACAGTCTTGCCGATGTCATCAGCAATTTCCTGAACAGTCATAGCAGAAATATCAAGATCAGCTAGTACGTCAGCTTTGCTTGAACCTTTAGTATGTTCTTGCTTAGGAATAGCGTTAATGTCGCCGCTTCTTAGAAGTGACAATGCTTTTCCTCTAATTGAATTAACACTTTTGCCTAATGACTCAGCGATAGCTTCTACAAATTCGCCATCGTTAACCATGTTTACAAAAGTTGCTTCTTCTTCAGGAGTGTAAGTTCTAACACTTTCTACTTTAGGAGCAGGCTTAACATGCTCTGTAAGTTCCATAGAAAGGATTTTTCCTTGAATTGATTTTGCTGAGAAGTTTCCACCTTCGAAGTGTTCTGCAATCTCTGCATAAGTGTATGAGCCGCTGTTGTCGCCTACAAAAGCTCTTAATGTTGCTTCTTGATCGTCTGAAAAAGACTTAGAAGCAGATGCTGAAGCTAGTTCAACATCATAACCCATTTTTCTCAACTTGCTTGATACTGACCTTGTTGATGTTTCTAGTTCATCAGCAGCTTCAGCAACGGCAGTTTGAGAGACAGGGCCTTCGCCTACAAAGTCTACTAAACTTTGAGTTCTTTCATCTGTCCATTTTGGTAATGCCATATTAATTTTCCTCTATTATATGTTTTATGTTATTAAAAATTTTAACGCCCATTTCGTGGGCTTTCTGAGTTTTAGCACTTTCAATGCCGCTCTCGTTGAGAAGGATTGTAACTGCTTTTGTAAGGGTGTCCTTTGTCTCATATCCATATTTATGTAATACTTCTTGCGCCATAGCCTTAGTCTTATAGCTCTTAAGTTTACCTGTTATACAAACAACTCCTTTCGTTGGAACTGAGCTGTCGACTACAGAACTCTTACTTTCAAAAGAGAAGGGCAACTCATTGTACCCCATCGCAATAAATGTTCCCTTGTACCAATCAATAAGATTCGACGCCGCTTTAGGGCCAAGACCACTATCCACACATCTTTGATAGGTTATCTCGTATATAGACGAGATTCGACTCGTTAACTTTTTGGAAGCGCTTGAGCCTATCAGCGGTATCGAAAAAGCTGGAAGGAGAGTTGTTAAATCTGCGTTCTTCGAGTTTTCGATTTCTGCAAACAACTTCTCTCCTAGCTTCTCCGAATCTAGTATTTCTACTATCTCATTCTTGGAAAGGAAATAAATATCATGATAGTCCTCCAACATCAACTTCTCAATAGTCGCTGCTCCCATGCCTTTAATCTTTAAAGTTTTTGCGAAGTGCTCGACCTTTTTTGAAGTCTGTGCTGGACAACTAACATCTCGACAAAATAGCTGATCCTTCACTGTTTCCAGTAGCGAGTTGCATGCTGGGCAATGTGTTGGAATTTGTATTTCGGTCAAAATTGTTCTCTCTTTTAAATTTATATGTATATTATATCAAACGGATAAGCAAATGTCAAGAACTATTTTTGGGAAACTCCCTTAAAATTAGGGAAGAAATTTTGAAACACTCGGTGTGTCCTCCAAATTTTTGTTTCGGTTTATAACTATCATGAGCATACTTCTTGTGAAGTTCTTGTTCATATTTCCAACAGTTATAAATAGTATCGTGATATGTTCGCTGTATCCTTAAATCGTAACCTTTAAAGCCACGACTTCGTTTGATAACATGTCGCCAGTCCTTACCACTGGCTATCCCTACTTTTATACATTCGCGTTCAAAGGTCGTTCTATTTACTAGAATGACTCCATACAACACGCCTTCCCTTTCTTGTTCTTCAGGTCGGTTGTTAAAGTAGGTTTGATTATAGACTCCAGACATTGCCTGCAGCCTGTGTGAGTACTCCTGTCAGCAGTACAAAACATGCAACTGCGTTAAGGATTATTAAAGCTCTATCTTTCCACACAATAGAAACATAGAGCCAACCTGCACAACCTATAAAGGATAGACAGGTATCTAAGAAGGGATTAATCTGAGCAGCTCTTACGACCATAGCCATTAAGATAATTGTAGAGGAAATCCACTTAACATACCAATCTGGCGTTTGTTTAGGTGTTGCGCTCTTGAAAATTCTCTTGCTGTTTGCTAACTCGTCCTTGTGAAACTTGCTCATTTAAATCATTAACCCGCTTATATAGTTTATATATTTGTTCTGTTTGTTCAGAGATAATACTTTTTAGCATATCTATCTCTTTTACTTGTTTATTTACTTTTTGTTTTTTCTGCATGGTACCAGTCCATCATATCCTGCCATCGTTGATAGGCAAATAATGTTTCATTCCAAAACCAACCTTTGTGTTCGAGGTGGCTATATTTACTGGGGTAGAACTTGCGGCCATACTTATCGTAAAAAGGCTCTAGCTCTGGCTCTCCGTCCTCAATGTGACCATTTAATAACTGGTCAAATAAATCTTGTTGTTCCATTAACTTACTTTCCTTAGTACTTGGGGAATAATCTTCCCTGCCCTTATAACTTCAACTTTACACCCTATCTCTAAATCGAGGGCTTCAATTATTGACTTGTTGTGTAAAGTTGCTCTTGAAACTGTTGCTCCTTCTATGTCTATTGGCTCGAGTATTGCTACTGGTGATACTGCACCTGATTTGCCTACTTGCCATACTACATCTAAGAGCGTTGTTGGTATGCCTTTTTCTTGAAACTTTAATGCAAAGGCTCCACGAGGGTGATGAGAAGTATATCCTTGCTCATCAAAAGTATTGTTATCTGCGATACGAAATACTGAGCCATCGTGTGGGTACTGAGAATAATTACTATCAATACAGGTATCAAAACCTAAATCAGACAAAAATTTCATATCATGTGCAAAATTATCTGTAATATAAGGCTGTACTCCATGAACTATGAAGTGCAGATCTCTTGTCTTAAATTCTTCACTACTTTTCAAGTTAAGCGCACCCGCCGCATAGTTTCTTGCATTTTTTATTTCTTTAGGGGCTACTACTTCCCCACTTACTTGAATTACATCTTTGTAATCAATATTAGTTGGTACTAAATTTCCTTTAATCAAAGGAGTTATATCTAGTCCATCTATGCCATCTCCTCTAGTAAGTGCTTTTTGACACTCACCACCACCAAACAATATACTAATAGCTGCGCCATCTAGCTTTGGAGTGACGATAGTGTCTGCACTACCCCAGTTTGGGGCAGTGTCGACGCCTTCTATCACTTTTTGGAGGGAAAACAAAGGGAACATATGTTTATACCTGCGTTCATAAGAACTTTTATAGCCGATACTTTCTTCCGTTGCCATTGTTGTAAGGTGATCGAAAATCTCATCACTCATAATGGGTGTCCCATTGTAGTATGCTTCTTTTGCTGTCTTGATAAGATTTTCTAACATTTATATATTATACTAAAAATTTGACCATTTGTCAAGAATTATTTTCCGATATGTTCTACGTCATCGCGAGGGATAACTTGATACGCACCTTTATTATATGCAGGTGCAACTGTAAAATTCTTACTGGCCTCAACTTTCCAACTACTATCTTTAGCTGGAGTATATTTGCCCATAGGTACGCTTGGGTATTGTTCATTGGTGGAGCTGGAGGGAATCGAACCCACGACCTCATGCTTGCAAAGCACGCGCTCTCCCGACTGAGCTACAGCCCCTTTGAAATCTTTTTTAGCCTGAGCAACAAAGTCAGGTCTTTTTGCTTTTTTATAAGCGTTTGTTTTTCTTTTGCGACCAGAGGGGGAATACCTCGTACTAGCTTGAATAATCATAAATTTTCCTGTAATTTTTTAATATGAGTATATTATACAGAAATTTTTAGGATTTGTCAAGAACTATTTTTAAGTTAGGTATATTTCATCTAAAATGTCTTTGAACTCGGATTCGAGTATTGATTTGCTCTCGGCAAGGGATAATATTTCTACTAGACCTACAAACAGCTCTCTGCTATTATCTATGTCAAGTGGCATTGTAATTCCTTCTCTAGAAGGTAGCCACTCTTCATCAAAGTCTAAAAAGTACTTTCTTAGGGAAAGGTACTCAAC